ACACGCGTAAGATCGTCGGCAGCGTCAGATGTGTATAAGAGACAGCCCCTACCCCAGAACTAATCGGAGCAAATTTTGGAAACGTCAAACAAGAAGAGATGGGGTCGCGGCTATCAGATAACCCTTAACTGCAAGCGCTGTGGGAAGGAATTTACGACCAAAGCCGCCCATGAAGGCCGCCGAAAGTATTGTTCGTTTGAATGCCGCCCCAATAATGAGAGAGAAAGAGCAGCAGAAATGACAGAACTCGCATCTAAAGTGGAATTTTCCCCCGCAGAGAGCCAGAAAATCCGCACAAAGATCAGCAATTACATGTCCACCCAACTGGAAGACGCCAATGCTGTCGTAATGGGAACCAAATCGTGGAACCCAACGCAAGCCCGCGTGTTTGGTATCCTCCTAAACAAGGTAATACCCGACCTAAACGCATCATTTCACCAACACGAACACGCAACCAAGCAACTAACTGACCTCTCCCGCGATGAACTGGAGGCAATCGCGCAGGGCGTCTCAACAATCGAAGCTGAATACACGGAGATAGAGCCAGATGACAGTGCAAAATAAACAGGCGGAAGCCCTCGACAGCAATCTAACCACCCATGAACTCGGTCAAGCCATGAGCCAGCTAGACCTTTCTTCTGTCCCGCCCCACAAGCGGCATAAAGCGGTCATGGACCACCTCATGCGTATCATGGCCGACGCCATTTACGACAAGGATAAGGCTCTGGAGGTTCACATCTCGCGCATCCTGCGCAACAAGTCGTTCAAATGAACTGCTGGCATTGCAACGCCCAGCTTATCTGGGGTGGGGATCACGACTGCGAAGATGACAGTACATACCTCATAGAAACCAATCTCTCGTGCCCTAAGTGCGACACGTTCGTGCTGGTATTTCTCCCAAAAGAAACGCCCGAAGAAGCAACGGAGAACATCTAATGGCCAAGATGTCCCAAGCCCAAGTTGCAAAGTACCTCTTGCAGCTTCGTGACGCATCAGAGGATTTCAGGAGCTTTGTTCACCTCATTTACCCCGAATGGACCCTCGCGGACTTCCAGCTTGAACTCATTGACGCTCTTAACAAGCTGGAAAAGAACACGCTCGGCACAAACAATCTTCTGATCACCATGCCGCCACGACATGCCAAATCAACATTCGGCACTGTCCTGTTCCCCTCCTACTTCATGGCCCGCAGCCCGCACCGTTTTGTCATGTCCTGTTCCTACAACAGCCAACTGGCCACTGACTTCGGACGACAAGTCCGCGCTGTCGTGGAGGAGAAGCAGATGGAGCAAGCCTTTCCCGATTTCACCCTATCAAAAGACAGTCGCGCCGCCGATGTCTGGCGCACCGAGGTCGGAGGGGCATACTTCGCGGTCGGTGTCGGCGGTACGACCTCTGGTCGCCCCGCCAACCTCCTCCTCGTAGATGACCCCATCAAGTCCCGCGAGGACGCCGAGAGCATGACCCAACGGAACAAGACGTGGAACTATTACGCCTCCGCTCTTTCCACCCGTCTCCAGCCTGAAGCCAACGGCGCACCTCCCAAACAAATAGTCATCCTCACCCGCTGGCATCCAGACGACCTTGCTGGCCGTCTTCAACAAACAGAAGACTGGGCGGAAGGCCGTTGGTCGCACATCAACTTCCCAGCCATAAAAAAGACCAAAGGCAAGCCCATCCGACGCACTCGCCTTCCCACCGACCACCCGATGTACCTCACCAACACCGAACTCAACCAACTGGCCAAGACCAAGCGCGAAATCCATGAGGAAGCAGAAGCCCCCCTCTGGCCTGAACGCTTTCCTCTTGACGATCTCAAGCGGCGCGAGCGCCTAAACCCCCGCGAGTTTGCCTCTCTCTACCAACAGCAACCCTACATCGAAGGCGGTAACATTATCCGCACGGAGTGGTGGCAAAAGTACCCGTCCGACCTCAAGCCCGAAAGCTTTGTTTCCCTTGTCATCGGCGTGGACACCGCCTTCAAGAAAACGGAAACGGCAGACTACTCCGTGGCCGTAACTGCTGGCATGGATCGCAACGGCGACATTTACATCATCGACATCCTACGCGGCAAATACGATTTCCCCGAACTCAAGCAGCGTCTCATCCGCCTCAACAACAAGTGGCGCGGTCGCGGCCTCCGCGCAATGTATATTGAAGACAAGGCCAGCGGCCAATCTCTCATCCAAGAACTCAAGCGCGAGAGCGGGATGTCCATCATTCCCTACAAGGTCGTCCACGACAAGGTGGCCCGCGTCAACGCCATTCTTCCCCTCATCGAAGGCGGGCGCATCTTCCTGCCCGACCAGTCCGAGTGGCTCGACAGTTTTATTGACGAGAGCGTTTCTTTTCCTTCTGGCAACCACGACGACCAAGTGGACGCCGCAACTATCGCAATAGACGTCCTGTCCCGCACCAGCGTTTCCCCAGAGAGTTGGTCGCTCCACGCAGACCCCATGCAATCCCTCAACCATGCGGACGACAAGAACTTCGGAAAGTCGTTACAACACAGCGTGAACGCCTCTGCTTCAAAGTGGCAGGGCTGGGGCATCTAAGGACGACCCGCGACAACAAGAAAGGTATCTTAACCCAATGAGTGTAAGTGGCCCCAAAAATACCCCGTCCACTCCATCTGGAGGTACGTATCGAAGCGCGGAGTATGTCTCTGGCCCCAACGAGGGCGTTGTCGTAGACCTCTCCGAATTTGCAGAGCGCCTCGTAAACTACGACGACATCTCAGCCGACCTGTCTGAAGACCAAGAGCGGCGCATTGTGGACTACGTTAAGTCCATGGTGGACATGTCGTACTCAAAAATCCGCAAGCGTTACGACCACTGGAAGGAAGCCGACCGCGCCCACGACGTTTACGTTCCACCCAACGCAACCGATTTCCGCGAAAAAGCAGTCATCGCAGACACACGCGCCATAGCCGACACAGTCCTGACCTATCTCATGGCCGCCCTTGGCGGGCGGAACCCGATGTTCCAGCTTGAAGGGCTGAACCAAAAATCTCGCAAGTCCTCCCTGATCCTCGAACGTGTTCTGCACCAGCAGATGCGGCGCACAGCGGGCGAAGCCCGCCTTGCGCAATTACTGCTGGACAGTACCCGTTATGGCTTTGCCCCGACGAAAGTCGTATGGGATGCCAAAACAAATCAGAACCAGATTGTAAACTTCGACCCTCGCCGCTGCTTTCCTGATCCCCGCGTCAACTGGGGTGACTGGGACAATATGCAGTATATCGTGTTCGCCGACTACGTAAGCTACAACAGCCTCGCGTACTCTGGCCTGTACCCCAAACTCAAGAGGTATCCTGCCCTTCGCCATAAGGTTAGCCCACCTCGCAACTCATGGAACGCGCACCATTGGCACAAAGAAGAAGGCCGTGGCCTAAATATCGACCCCGCCCAGCCTCTCCAGAAAGAGCGTTTCGATCACGCTTACTTCACGCTCGGAGACGCAAGAGTAATTGACGAAGCATGGGTCCGCCTCTCTGGCCACGAAATAAACATACCATCCATCGACCAAATCTTCATGGTCATCACGATCCTCGACGAGAACGTGGTCATCCGTATGCAGCTAAATCCATACGGACGGCAGTTCCCCGTCGTCATAGGTGGTCTGTATCAAGACGCCCATAAAACCTATGGCCAATCACTCTACGATCTCATCCTTCCAATGCACGATATTGCAACCTACCTCCTGCGATCACGCATCGACAACGTATCGGCAGCCCTCAACAATCTTATCTTCGCAGACCCCACCCAAGTTTCCATTCCCGACCTTATCGACCGAAATCCGTGGGGAATTGTACGCACAATGCCTGGGGCAAAGCCTGGGGATGGTGTCTTCATTGCGCAAGTACCAGACGTAACCAGAGGTCATTTTGGTGACATTGCGGCTATGTCAGAACTAAAGCAGAGGGTATCAGCCGCCTCTGATGCCCAGCAGGGTATGCCCACCTCAGACGGCATTAGAACCGCCACAGAAATTCAGCGCCTCACCCAGCTTGGCTCGCAGCGGCTCGGTGTTCTTGCCAGAATTATGTCGGCCACAACCATCCGCCCCATGGTCAGGATGATGACGGCCAACATACAGGACAGTCTATCTATGGAGGGCAGTATCAAGATCGACCAGCAGAACATGCCGAACCAACTCTCTGGTATGGTTCAGGATGGTTATCTTGACTACGACGTGACCAAAGACCTTCAAGGTGACATCGACTACCTCGTCATAGACGGAACTCTGCCCATCGAACCCACCCGCAACGCGGAGACGTGGATGAACATGCTTCAGATCATGTCCCAAACTGGCCTCAACATGGAATACAATGCTGGCCAGATCGCGGAGGAAGCCATCCGCGCCATGGGCATCACCGACATGGACAGGTTCCGCATCAGCCAAGACCAAATACAACAAGAGGGTCCAAGCCCTTCCCAACAGATGCAACTGATGGAGAAGATGCGCGGCGCATCTGTGCAGCCGCAAGAGAATGTCCAGAACCAAGTTCAGAAGGGCAATCTTATTCCTCTATCAGAAGCACGGCGTTCGCAAGGATAAGACATGGCTACAACACAACCACGCGGTAAGCAGCTTCGGTTTATCTTAAATAAGGCTGATGGAAGTGAGGTCACTTACACAATAGATCAATACCTTGAGGATGCGGCTTTAGGCGACAAGACACTCAAGGAACTGCTTGAGCAGCTTTACGACACGTCTGGCGACATGAAGTTTTCGCTGCGCTACGACAATTCTGGCTCGGTGGACAAGCTCCAATTCCAAGCTGGCTCTTCCACGACAGCGTGGACGGACATTACGTCATTCTTTAACCAGCGCGGCACATTCAGCAGTTCCGAAGCTTACCGTGATTTTGATATGGTGGTGACGGCCAACAAGGATGTGTATCTGGTTCACGATCTCACGACAGACACGCAAACCTATGCTAACGAAAGTGCATTTACGACGGCATCCACAACCTCTCGCATTGTCCATGTTTCCGAGGCGCGTGACTGGGCTATCAAGACAACGGGTACGGTAGACGGCACGGACTACTCGGCAAAGTATTGGGCCACCACTGGCAACGTCGTGACAGTTTCGTCCAACATCAGCGATATCAATGCCGTTGCGGATGACATTGACAACGTAAACACCGTCGCTTCAAACATCTCAACCATTAGCGAAAAGCTGTCTCTTTCAGGCGGCACGATGACGGGTCGTCTTATTATAGACAACAACGGCGGCGGAACAGACATTCTCTTAAAAGATACTTCGGATATTATTTTCGGAACAGACAGCGAAATTTTTGTTGAGTACAATCCTACCTTAGACGCGCTTCGGTTTGGTAGGCAGACGGGCAAAGCCAATAACGGCTATTGGTTTGGAGAAAACGACAACGCAACCCGTTACTTCCAGATAAAACCAGATGAAATTATCAGCGAGGAACCCTTAAACTTTGTTGCCAACGCAGAAATAAAAACTGGTCTGGACACACTCACGCTCAACCCGAACGCTCACGGAAGCTCCAACACGGGCACGGTTGTAATAGCGGGCAATCTCCAAGTTGACGGCACGACAACAACCATCAACTCCACCACTGTGGAAATCGACGATCTGGCCATTGTCGTAGCGGCAGACGCCACCACCAGCACAGAAGCCAACAACGCTGGCCTTATCATTGCCCCCTCTGGCCCCAACGCCTCAATTTTGTGGGACAACAGTTCAACCCGACTTGAGACGAGCCACGCACTTCATGTTAATGGCAATATAAGCGTAACTGGTTTGGTGGATGGTGCAAACATTTCGGCCATGAACACGAAGCTGTTCTACATTGACGATAGCGCTGATGTAACAACCTACTCAACAGTTCAGGCGGCTGGCGCACTCATGGACGATGAGTTGACCGACATTGGTGCTGTCAAAACTCTCAACCAATCTCTCACGACAACGAGCAACGCCACATTTGCGGATGTTATCGTAGACCATCTTCAAGCTGACACTCTGACAGTTGATACGGACACTCTCCACGTTGATGCGGTAAACAATCGCGTCGGCATTGGCACGGCAACCCCGCAATCTGCCTTGCACGTCGATACTGGCGCAACTGGTCAGATTACCCTTGAGGACAGCGCCTACCCTCGCAACAATTATATTGGTGTAGAAAACTCCGACAATCTTGTCTTGGCAGCCGATGAGGACAATGCGGGTTCCGACAGCGAAATAAAGTTTCGTGTGGATGCAGCCGAGCGCATGTCCCTTTCGTCAAATGCCTTGGAGCTAAATAATGGTGTTGATATAAAGCTTCATTCAACTCTAGCTGGTTCTACCTTGGACACCCTTTTGTTCCTAAGTCGCGACAAACCATCAGCGGCTGCCGCATGGGATTGGTTGACGGCAATAGATTTTTACGGTGACAGCACCACCACCAGTTCAAAACTTTATGCCTCACTCCGCAGTCGTATTGGTTCAAGTACAGCCAATGGCATGCTAGATATATACTTGCTGGACGGCGGGTCATCGACGCAAGCATTTGGATTTAGGGGCAATGAGTTCAATCTATATAACGACCAACACATAAGATGGACTAATCTAGGCACAGGATATACGGGCAATGCCCTTACTTTAGCGCCGCCAAGTTCGATTTCGAGCAATATAACGATTACGCTGCCCGCCACGGCGGGTACACTCTTGTCCGTCGCTTCAGATGGTACAAACGGCCAGATGCTCACGACAGACGGGAGCGCGAATTATTCCTTTACAGATGTCCCTGAGACATACTCATTACCCATTGCGGCTGACGCGACACTCGGAGGAATTAAGGTCGGGACTGGTCTGGCTATTAACGCCAGCACTGGTGTCTTGGATGTCGCGCTGGCTGAGTTGTCATCCCAAAACCCAACCTTCAATGACCTTACTCTCACTGATGACCTTACTGTCGGTGATGATATTTCTCTGGGGCATAGTATTTATCATAAGGGCGACGCCAACACCTATATAGCGTTTGACACTGACGTTATAAAATTCTTTACGGGTGGGTATGAACGTCTGTATTTAAGTAACACCAGCTTCATAATTGATTACGCATACTCCCTACCGACAACGGCTGGCACTGCTGGTCAAGTTCTGACGCAAATGGCTGGAAGCCAGACAATCAAGTCAATTCAGTGGGCAGATGTCGTCAGCAGCGTCAACGGATCGACGGGTGACGTGACTATAGATGCAGGAATGCCCACGTCGGGCGGCACGTTTAGCGGCGATGTGACTTTCAATGACAACGTATATGCAAAGTTCGGAAACGGTACAGGTGGGGATGTAAAAATAGGCCACAATGGAAACGGCCTTATAAATAATTATACGAACGATCTTTACATACAAAATTATGCTAATGACAGAGATGTAATTATCACCTCTGACAACGGTAGTGGCGGAACGCTTACTTATTTTAGGGCGGATGGCTCAGACGGCGGAACAATGCTGTACCATTATGGTACTGAAAAAATAAAAACGACCACGAATGGTGTAGATATTTCGGGTTATGCCGATGTTGATAACGGCATGAGGCATAACGGCAATCTTACTAACGAAATTCTATTTGGATCGAATACCCAGACATTTAAAACATATGGCTCAGACCGAATTCATATAACCAATACTGGTGTCAGCATTTATCCGAATTTGTACGCCAATGGAGACATCATATTAACCGACACTAATACAAAAATAGTGAGGGTGAGCAGTGGAAACATGGCCTTTTATTCGGCTGGGGGAGAGCGTTTTAGGGTCAACTCTGACGGAGTGAAGGTAAATGGCGGGCTGACTGAAACAGAATATTCTATCAGTTTCACATCCAGCGGCGGCGGCTTTATACACACGTTGGACGCTTCAAACGGCGCAATTCAATATGGCACTTTAGCGGGAGCCACCACTTTTTCGGAAAGTTTATCTAACGGCGAAAGTATTTTGCTGCTGCTAAATGACGGAACTGCCTACACGATCACTTGGCCCACAATGACTTGGCTAAACAACGCTGGCAGTGCGCCGACACTGGCAACAAGCGGATATACAGCAGTTGTTATTTGGCAGACAAATAATGTTGTTTACGGCGCTCTCGTCGCGGATGGCACATAATGCTGGCGCGTAAACTTCTAGGCGCGGGCGGCGTGGGTGGAGACAGCCTTGATCTGAGTTATCTAGGCTATGTGCAGCCGATCACGACCACTGGCGGAAACAATTATTCATCTGTCACTTGCAATTTAAGCAGTTTAAGCAGTTCAGTCAGTTCGCAAAATTACTGGTACATCATGGGGATCGCATCACGCGATGCAAGCGGCGACATATATGGTGATTTTGCCACCACAGCAACCGTTACAGTGGATGGCGGCTCGACTGTAACAGCCAAGTTAATTGGCGATCAGGGCACAGCGAGCCATAAT